TCCCTAACCTCCCTCCCAATCAGTGGTACATGGTTGATCTGTTTCCCGGATTTAATTTTAATCTTCGCGGCAGCGCTTATAGAAGCGATAGCGTCACGCCTCTTGGCCCAAACAAAGTTCTTATCGAGTTTCGTGGGTATGGCCTTAAAAAGGACACTCCAGAGGAGCGTCAGACTCGCATAAAGCATCACAACAGTATATGGGGTCCGTTTGGTCGCAATCTTCACGAAGATCTAATTGGAGTATCTGGCCAAGGTACAACAATGCGTACTGGTACAGAGCCTCGCAACATATTGCATGGAAGGCATGAAAACGGAACGATACACGATGAAGTTGGAATGCGTCATTATTATGCAGAGTGGAGCAAGTGGATGGGGGTAGAAGCAAGCAATCCTGTCTTAGCGGCCTAAACAAAAAGAAGGGAGATCACCAGTATCTAAGTAAGGAATAAAAATGATTGCAGAAACCTTGGCAGGAATAGCGCTTGTAAAAAGCGCAGTAGACGGAATAAAGGGTGCTATAGGTACGGCCAATGATATTGGCGATATCGCTAGTCAAATAGACTCATTGTTTGCAGGACAGAAACAGGTAAATGAGGCTAGAAATAGGAAGTCTGGGGTTTCTTTAGTAGACCAGTTCGGCGTTGAGAACGTTGCTAGAGAAACTATAGACGCAAAGATAGCAGCTGAAAAGTTGCAAGAAGTAGCCACCATGGTTGACATGCGTTTCGGTCACGGCACTTGGCGTGGTATAGTGGACGAAAGAGCCAGAAGAATAAAAGAAGCAAAGGCAGCCGTTGCCGCTAAACGTAAAGCCGATCTGTTAAGGCAGAACGAAATAATGGAAAACATTAAGATGGGTACTATTGTTTGTGTCTTAATAATGATCGCAGCCGGTCTTTTTATTACTGTGGTAGCGTCAGTTAGCTAGAAAGTGCTATAATATGTACGGGGGTACAACATGCCGTTAAAGAGTTCGCAGAAGAGTCTGAAGTCTTGGACTAAGCAAAAATGGAGAACCAAGAGTGGCAAACCCTCCACGCAGGGATCTAAGGCAACCGGAGAGAGGTATTTACCGGCATCAGCTATTAAAGCCCTCTCACCAAAGGAGTACGCGGCCACCACCGCTGCTAAAAGAAAAGGAACTAAGGCTGGTAAGCAGTTCGTCAAGCAGCCTAAAAAGATACGAGCGAAAGTAAAGCCGCATAGGAAGGTCAAGTAATGGCTGTAATAACACCTGATTTATCTGAGATATTTGAAGAAGCGTTTGAACGCGCTGGCCTTCAGCTGCAAACAGGGTACGACCTAAAGACTGCGCGGCGTAGTTTAAACCTATTAACACTGGAATGGCAAAATCGTGGACTTAACCTCTGGACTATCGACTCTGGCACACAAGCTCTCACAGCAGGCACAGCGACTTATCAAATGCCTGCGGATACTATTGACCTCATTGAACATCAAGTTCGTACAGGCTCTGGGACAGAGCAAGTCGATACTAGCTTGGAGCGTATCAGCGTCTCAAGCTATGCTCAGCAAAGCGCTAAAAATTTGCAAGGACGGCCTTCACAAATCTTTGTTGATCGTCAAGCAACGGCTGTCAATGTTACTTTGTGGCCTGTGCCGGATTCTGTCTCGTATACTTTATCGTATTTCCGCTTACGCGGAATCAATGGCGTCTCGTCTGGAATAGGAACGACCGCTGATGTGCCGCCAAGGTTTGTGCCTTGTCTTGCGGCTGGTATGGCGTATTACATAGCCATGAAGAAACCCGAAGTTGCGGCTCGTGTGGGACCGCTTAAACAAGAGTATGAGTTTCAGTTTGAGTTAGCTGCAAACGAGGACACAGACTCTTCACCAATGAAGTTCGTGCCATACGACACGTTTTACCTAGGAGGGTAATATGCCTATTGGAATTAAAAAACTTGGACAAAAGGGTGGCCCAAAGGGTCAGGACAAGACCATGCCTCTTCCAAAGAAGAAGCCCCGTCATGCAAGTCCAAAGCACCGTATGAATACAGAGAAAACTAAAAGCATGGCCGAAGGTGGCAAACTTAAAATGGTAGAGAAGGGTGGAAAGAAAGTCCCATTCTTTGCCGCAGATGGAGTAGGTAAAATGATGGGCGGTGGAATGATGAAAAAGAAAATGTCATATAAAGTTGGCGGCCCGATGAAGAAGGGTCCAAAAGGAAAGAGCTACGCCGAAGGTGGACCTGTAAAGGTCAAGTCAGGTGATACCCTGTCTCAGATTGCAAAGAAAAATGGTCTTACTCTTGCTTCCTTAATGGCTGCTAATCCCGGTATTAAAAACGCGAATCAAATTCGTGTTGGACAAAGCATTAAGATGCCAACAGGTGGCGCTAAATCAAGAGCGCAGGGTATAGCAAAAAAGAAGGGTGTGTACGGCGATACTAGCAAGCCAGTAATGAGTGCGTTGGCTCGTGACACTGCGGCAAGAAAAGCAGCCAAAGCTGGAAAGCCAGTCTCTAAAGCAAAAACCGTTAAAGACCCAAAGATTGCAAGAAAAATAGCTACGACAGCAACCAAATTAAGCAATCTTGGGCAAGTGAATAAAAACCGAAGGGCGGATGATGCTGCTGCTAAGGCAAGCAGACCCGATTCTAACCGCAAGCCCTCCACTAGAAAGACGGTAGCAAACACGCCAAAGTCAGGTGCTGCTAAGGTTGCTGAAACTCGCATGGCTAGGCTTGCTAACAAAAACAAAACAGCCCGCAGAATGGGTGGTGGCTCCATGAAAAAAGTACAGGGGTACACATCTGGTGGAGTCGTTCGTGGCGCTGGCGCTGCAACAAGCGGAAAGAGATACGGTAGAGCTGGCTAATGAGTTTTGCTAAGGGCAAATATGCGTTTGGGTACTGTGACAAGACAGGCTTTAGGTATGACCTAAAAGACCTTGTCGATGAGTTTAAAAACGGTGTCAAAACAGGAATGAGAGTCGGGATAGATGTGGTTGATCCAGATCATCCTCAAAACTTCTTGGGCCGTATGCGTATATTTGACCCACAGTCTTTGCGTGATCCAAGGCCAGAACGGTTCAAGGAGTCTGTAACTATAACATTCCCAACGTTTGATGTTACGACATTGACTAGGGTTAATGTTGGGTTTGGCGTTGGTAGAGCGGGTAATCTTGTAACTGATGGTACTGCTGGCTCTGTTGTTACAGTGTATCTTACAGGGGTTTCTGGAACAGGCGCTGTAGGCTCTCTAACTTTGTCAACTGTAACAAACTACACAGTTACCGTTGCCTCTGGAACCAACTCATACGGAACCGGAAACAAGTATTATGTTGCTGGCCTTTCAGGGGCTTCTCCAACGCTTACATTAAGCGAAGGCTCTACATACAAGTTTGACCAGTCTGACAACAGTAATTCAGGTCATCCATTTAGATTCTCCACTACAGCTAACGGCACTCATGGTGGAGGATCACAGTACACAACCGGCGTAACGACAAGCGGTACTCCGGGTTCATCTGGGGCTTATACGCAGATCACAGTGGCTAGTGGAGCGCCTACACTGTATTATTACTGCACAATTCATAGCGGAATGGGCGGTCTAGCCAACACCCCGTAGGAGTATAAAATGGCAATAAACACAGCATTGTGTACAAGTTTTAAGAAAGAACTGTTTGAAGCGGTACACGACTTTACATCTGATACGTTCAAGATTGCTTTGTACAGCAGTAGCGCATCACTAGATGCCGCTACAACAGCATACAGCACATCAAATGAGATATCAGGAACTGGATACTCTGCGGGGGGAGTCACGCTAAGCGTTGTAGCGCCAAGCATAGACGGGACCACGGGTTTGGTTGATTTTGGCAATCCGTCTTGGTCAAACGCTACGTTTTCTACAAGTGGAGCATTGATATATAATTCTAGCAAATCGAACAAAGCTGTTGCTGTCTATTCATTTGGCTCAAGCCAAAGCGTGAGTTCAGCCAACTTTAATATAACGATGCCAGCAGCGGCAGCGGGAACTGCGATAGTCAGGATTAACTAATGTCTTATACTTATGCCGAGCTAAAGCAAGCTATAAAAGACTTTACAGAGAATGACGAGACAGGTTTCGTGACTAACATCCCTGTCTTTATTCGTGCGGCAGAAGACAGAATAATAGTTAATGTTGATCTAGAGAACTTTCGCAAGAACGCTACATCAGCTCTTACTCAAGGTAATGAGTACCTATCAACACCTTCAGACTTCTTGGCTCCCTTTTCTTTGTTTGTCAGCACTGCTGGCAAGCAGGGGTTTCTTCTTGAGAAAGATGTAAACTTTATGAGAGAGGCTTACCCAGACAGGACCGTCACAGGAACCCCTAAATACTATGGTTTCTTTGATGCAACTGCGACAGCCGCAGCGGGTCAGGTTCAGGCAAACTTCATATTAGGTCCGACACCGGATCAAGCATACACTGTGGAGCTTCACTACTATTATCGTCCAGCAAGCCTGACCGCTGGCGCAGACAATGAATATACATGGCTTAGCAAAAACGCCACGAATGCCCTTCTTTACGGTTCTCTAATAGAAGCGTATATTTACATGAAGGGTGAGCAGGATGTTATATCCATGTATGATGGGCGCTTCCAAGAAAGCCTATCAAGGTTAAAAGACCTCGCGGAAGCAAGAGAAAACGATGACGCATACAGGCAGGGTCTACCCACTAGACCTCGCACATAAGGAGTAGAAGATGGCAACATCAAATGCGGCAACCACATACTTGGAAAGACGAGTTCTTGACTTCTTGTTCAAGAATAATGCTCTTTCCTTTGCCACGCCGGGCAACAGCATATATGTAGGTTTAGCTACCGCAGTAACAAGTGCTGAAAATAGTGCATTCACGGAAGTGAATATAACAACTCAAGACGCTAACTATACACGACAACAGGTAACGGCGGCTAACTGGAAACAGTCAAACACCACACTTGCTGTCAATGCTGGCGCTTCTGACACAGAGATTATCTTAACAGATGCTGAGGCTTTGCCTACATCAGGTGATATTGTTATCAACCAAGAGATACTCACTTACACAGGCAAGGATGGAACAGCCACCGCTGACGCAAACGGAGCCGTTTCCAGTTCTACTAACGTAGCTGTTGATGGAAACAATGGAACGCTTACAGTTGGTATGGTTGTGACTGGAACAGGAATATCTGGCACAGTTCGCATCGCCACTGTTACTAACCAGAATGCAATCGTACTGTCATCCGCTGTGACAATTGCTGATAACGTTGCTCTATCCTTTACAGGAGTTAATACGTTAACAGGGGTAACCAGAGCGCAAGATGGAACTTCCGCTGCATCTCACACCGCTGGAGTCACAGTTATTTGTGATTCTCAGAGAGTGATTAACGATGGCAATATTGAGTTCTCTCCATCTAGTGGAATTGCCAGCTACACAGTCACTCATGCGTTTGTTGCAGACAATAGCTTCTCACGGGCCACTGTAAACGGTGCTGTATCAAGCTCTGCTAACGTGGCGCTGGATGCAAACAGCGGGACTATTGCAGTTGGTGATGTTGTTACTGGGGTTGGGATAAGCGGCCTAGTTACAGTGCAGACTGTCACAAACCAGAATGCAATCGTTCTTAGCTCTGCTCAAAGCATTTCTGATAATGTCGTGTTAAAGTTCGATGGTAGCAATACGTTGTTCCTCGGCGCTCTTGACGCATCAAAAACACTGGCTGTTGGTGACATCTTTAGAATCAACGCAAGCAACCTAAGCATTGAGCTGAAGTAATGGCTCTTGTAATCAAAGATCGTGTTAAGGAAACCACGGCCACTACCGGCACTGGTGCTTATACCTTAGCTGGTGCGATAAGTGGATTTGAGGCTTTTTCTGAAATAGGAAACAGCAACACCACTTACTACGGCTGTTCCGATGGCACGGACTTTGAGGTTGGAATTGGAACATATACTTTGTCTGGCACAACACTGACTAGGACGACAATCCTAGAAAGCAGTAGCACAAAGATTACAGCACTCGTAAATGGCGCTGTGAGCGCCTCTACAGCCGTTACAGTTGATAATGTCTCTGGAGGTACTCTAACTGTGGGACAGCGCGTCAAAGGGACAGGAATCTCCGGCGTTGTGACTATTGCTACGGTGAATAGCCAGACAAGTATTGTTTTAAGTTCAGCAGTCACCTTGGCAGACAATGCGGCGCTTACATTAGGTGACGAGAAGATAAGCTGGTCGTCTGGCACTAGAACAATATTTTGTACGTTGCCAGCAGAGAAGATGATATTTAACGATGCAACTGGCAATGCGGTAAATTTCTCGGAAACAGACCCAAATGCGCTGGCATTTGCGATAGCATTAGGATAGGAAAATGGCAAACGCATTTAAGACATTTACTGACACGGCTGTGGGGACATCAAACGCAGATGTTTACACTTGTCCCTCTGCAACAGAAACAACAATAATTGGATTGAATGTTGCTAACATACTTACAGTATCCATTACGGTTAACGTTCAGCTAATAAACAATGACGGCGACAACGTACACATTGTGAAAAGCGCTATAGTGCCTGTTGGAAGTAGTTTGGTGGCTGTTGGTGGCGATCAGAAAATTGTTATGAACGCATCCGACATTCTTAGAATAACAGCAAGTCAGGCAAGTGCCGCTGATGTAACTGTGTCTGTACTGGAGATTACCTAATGGCACTTAGCACTATTGGCACTAATCAACTCGGCACTGGCAGTGATACAGATGCTATCGACTTGCCATCTGGCACAACTGCACAGAGGCCAAGTTCACCTGTTGAGT